GCATGATTTCGGCTAACCCGGCTCAGCGCAAAAAGATTGTTGGCGCGCTTGCCATGCGCAAGAAGCGCGAAGGCCTTCCGTCCGCCCCGCCGAAGCCGATGATGACCAAGCCCTCCGGCGTTGCTGGTATTGGCTCCATGCCCGCCAAAAAGGGCGGCAAAATCTCTTGGGAAGGTTCTGCGGCAGATGAAGCTCAGGACAAGAAGCTCGCCAAGAAGCATCACATGTCCATGAAAGACTGGGAAAAGTCCGCTCTCGACAAAAAGCACGACAAACAAAAGTCGATGAAGGGGCTCAAGACCGGCGGCAGCATCTTTGAAAAAGATGCTAACGAAGAAATGAGCGCAGAGGATCAGGCTCGCGCCGCTGCTGCGGCCAAAGCCGCTCGCGATAGGGCGCAGGAAGAAGGCGCTGGCGTTCGCAAGCACGGTGGCCGGATTCACCGCGCTACGGGCGGTCGCACCAAGGCCAAGGGCAAGACCAATGTGACGATTAACATTGCTCCGCCGCAGCCCGCTGGCGCTCCTCCGATGCCGCTTCCGGGTCTTCTGGGCGGTCTGCCCCCGATGCCGCCTCCGGGCGCAATGGGCGCACCTCCAATGGGTCCGATGCCGGGTCCTGCTGGCGCGGGTCCGGGTCTTGGCGCAATGGCCGGGGGTCCCGGCGGCTCGCCTATGGCTCCTCCGATTCCCCCGATGCTCAAAGCGGGTGGCCGCGTAAAGGGGATGCCCAAGTATCAGGAAGACGAATTTGGTTCCGGCAGTGGCCTTGGGCGGCTTGAGAAAACCAAGTGGCCGCCCGCAGATGGCAGTGCTTCGTGAACACTCTTGATTTGTTCCTGTACAGAAGGTTGCGGGAACGGTTGGAAGAAGAACTCGCGACCCGGATTGAAGCGCTTTCATCCGGGTCCGCACAAACCTTAGAGGAGTACAAACGGCAAGTCGGATATATCACTGGAATAAAAGATACCCTTATCTGGGCGAAAGAGATCAACGACGAGTTGGTCGGCAAACCTGAAAAAGCGAGATAGAGGCAAAACATGGCGCTTGTGATGGAACACGCGGTAGACCCGCGTGAAGAACTTATGGCCAGCATCGGTAAGCTGGACGATATTAAGGTCTATAACAACTGGATTCTTCTCGCCGTTTATAAGCGGCCTGAAAAAACCAAAAGCGGCATCTACCTTAGCGACAGTTTCCGCAAGGAAGATGAGTACCAAGGAAAAGTCGGACTCCTTGTGAAAAAAGGCCCTCTGGCCTTTATGGACGACGCCAATACATCATTTGCTGGGCAGAATGCAGAAGTGGGCGATTGGATCGCTTTCCGCGTTTCTGACGGCTGGAGCCTTGAGGTCAACGGCGTTCTTTGCCGGATGATCCAAGACACGCAAATTCGTCTGGCGGTTCCTTCGCCTGACACCGTTCTGTGATGGAGGAAACAATGTCAGAACTTGACCCGATTGAAATTGAAGTCCCGATCAAGGGACCTGCGCCCGCCCCGGAAATCGACATTGGTGCTGAACCTAAGGCGGAAGAGCCTGTTGCCAAGCAAGAAGCCCCCAAGGCGGACGATGGCATTGAGCTTTTAAAGCGTCAGCTTGAGGAAAAGCGGCGTGAGGCTGAAGAAGCCCGCCGCCAAAAGATCGAAGCTGAGCGGATTGCCCAGCAACGGGAACTTGAAGCGAACACATACAAGACTCAGATCAATGATTCTCAGCATGTCGCCCTGACAAATGCGATTGCATCGTTTGAACGCGATGCTGAAATGCTTGAAAGGGACTACGCGACCCTTCTGGAGCAGGGTGAATACCAGAAAGCGGCCAAGGTTCAGCGTCAGATGGCGCAGATTGAGGCCCGTTTGTCCACTTTGCAGCAGGGTAAAGAGGAATTGGAGCACCGGCTTCAGCAGCCGCCGCAGCCTCAGTACCAGCAACCGCCTGTTGAACAACCTCAAGTCCGCGAAATGCCTCGCGATAACATCGAAGAGCGCATTGCCAGCCTTTCTCCGCCCTCTCAACAGTGGGTTCGGGCCAATCGGCAGGTTGTTGAAGACCCTAAAAAGGCAAATTTGTTGTCAGCGGCGCATTTTGAGGCTGTTGCCAACGATATTCAGGTCGATTCGCCTGATTATTTTGCGTTTTTGGAGCAAAAACTGGGTATTGGCGGCAATCCTGCGCCCGCTTCTGCCCCTCGGCAGTCCAATACGCGCGTTCCAATGGCGGCAGCACCTGTTTCCCGGTCTTCTGGTGTCACAATTAGCAGCAACGGCAAGGTTGCAAATGTCACTTTGACGCCTGCTGAGCGTGAAGCAGCCCGCGATATGGACATGACTGAGGACGAATACGCCGAAAACAAGCTCTACTACATGCAGAAGGGGGCCTACGGGCGGTAATCATGAACGAGATCAAGCGTGGGCCGGGTCGGCCACCCAAATCCTTCTATGAAATGCAGCAACCCAAGGAACAAACCATGAACAATGATGAAATTGATACCATGGGGGCTTCCGAACAGGAGCGTCCTAAGTCCCGTGGCTTGCGCGAAGCTGCCATTCGGGCGGAAGAACTCCGCCAGCGTCTTCGGATCAATGATCCTGACCGCCAACTGCATGATGACTTCTATATTGACCCAGCTACGATCCCGGAAGGATGGGATTACAACTGGAAACGGAAGTCCACTGCTGGTCAGATTGACGAAGAATATCAGGTTGAACTGGCTCAAGAGGGCTGGGAGCCTGTGGATTCCTCCCGGCACCCAGAACTTATGCCCAAAGGCTATAAGGGAGCCATTGAACGCAAGGGTATGATCCTTATGGAGCGTCCTTCAGAGATTAGCGAAATGGCCCGCCAGCGGGATATTTCCATCGCCAAGCAGGTCGTGGCGGACCAGAACCAAGCTCTGGGCCTTGCCAAGCCGGGGACCTTCGATACGGATCGGAAAACGGTGCGGAAGAGCTACGCACCCATGTCTATCCCGCGTGAGTAAGTGTTTGAGGGGGCTTCGGCCCCCTCTTGTTTCACTGTAGGTTTAGTGTTAAGCCTATAAAGCAAACCCGCTGCGCGCCGTAGCGGATTCCTTGACGGACTAATGCAGAACACGCTGTTCTGGGGCGGTCCTTCCGGCAGGAGTCAACCTATGGCGAATACTAACGCGCCGTTTGGTTTTGTTCCGTATCGTGGTAACGGCGCTGCGCCGACCTACGAACTTTCCACCCGTCAGATTGCGTATGACAACACCACGAAAATTTTCCGTGGCGACCCCGTCATTCCGCTGACCACTGGCTACATTGGCCAGATGACCGCTGGCGGCACCGTCCGCTGCGAAGGCATTTTCTGGGGCTGCAAGTACCTTTCGGTTTCGCAGAAGCGCACCGTTTGGTCGCCTTACTGGCCCGGCGCTGACGCCGTTGAGGGCACTGTTGAGGCTTATGTCTACAGCGCGCCAAACATGCAGTTCGAGGTTCAGTCTTCTGACGCGAGCGGCACGGCGGCCATTACTCTTGCCAACATTGGTGAATACATCAACATTGGTTATGGCATCGGCCTTGCTGGCGGTCCGAATGGCAACACGACCAACGGTATTTCGACTGCGTCCATCGATCAGGACACGCTGGCCACGACCGTCACCCATCCGTTTATCATTGTCGGCCTCGTCACGGCTCCTCCGGGCTCCGAAGGCACTGACACTGCTTCGGAATACAACCGCGTGATTGTCGCCTTCAACAACGCTTCGAGCCGCACGAACGGTGCTGGCCCGACTGGCATCGCCTAAGAGGAGCGCTGAACTATGGCCGTTAATCTCAGCCAAATTAAGGACCTGCTCCTCCCCGGCCTTCGCGGCGTCGAGGGCAAGTATGCGATGATTCCTAGCCAGTACGACAAGGTGTTTGAAATCACCAAGTCGAACATGGCTCTGGAGCGCACCGCTGAAATGCGTTACCTCGGTCTTGCTCAGCTTAAGACCGAAGGCGGCCAGACACCGTTTGATAACGGCGCTGGCGAGCGGTACATCTATAACCAAGAGCACAATGAAATTGGCCTTGGCTATGCGATCACCCGCAAGGCGATTGACGACAACCTCTACAAGAGCCAGTTCAAGCCGACGAACCTTGGCCTCATCGAGTCCTTCCATCAGACGAAGGAAATCTATGCGGCTAACGTTCTGAACACCGCGAACGTGTATAACGCGGCGGTGGGCGGCGACGGCGTCTCGCTCGTCAACTACAGCCACCCCATCGACGGTTCGACCATTCCGAACACGCCGCTGGTGCAGGTTGACCTGAACGAATCGACCCTGCTGAACGGCATGGTTTCGATCCGTCAGAACTTCCGCGATATCGCTGGCAACAAGATTTTTGCCCGCGCGCGTAAGCTCATTGTTCCTCCGGCTCTGGAACCCGTCGCTGTCCGTCTCACCAAGACGCAGCTTCGCCCCGGCACGGCGGACAACGATGTTAACGCCATCCTCTTTACGGGCGGCGGCCTGCCGGAATCCTACATGGTCATGGACTTCCTTACGTCCACCCGTGCTTGGTTCCTCCTCACCAACATCAAGGGTCTGGTGTATATGGACCGCATTCCGTTCGAGATGGATATGCAGGTCGATTTCACCACGGATAACCTTCTTGTGAAGGGCTACGAACGCTACTCGCTAGGATACTACAACTGGAGGTCGATCTACGGATCGTTCCCAACCTAAGGTAGTAACCATAACTAGCAACAGTATCCACTGAATATAGAGATTGGGCTTTTCTTTTCTTTTGTCGTGCGATATCATGCATATCGCTCACTGAAGAAAGGAAGAGCCCAATGTCTTATGAAACAGAATACGACTACGACCGCGTCCGCTCGTTTATTGATTACGATCCAGAGACGGGCAAGTTTTGGTGGCTAATTTCTCCCGCCAAAAACGTCCGGGCCGGAAACGAAGCTGGGACTACCAAAACCACCCGCACCAAAGACGATGGCCAGCCCGCCCAATATCGGTACATTAAGCTAGGGGAAGCGGATGTTCCTGCCGCCCGCGTTGCATGGCTTTTGGGTCATGGTGAATGGCCTCAGGCGCGTATCCGGTTCCGGGATGGTGACACCATGAATCTCCGTCTCGACAACTTAGAAATGCAGTCCGCCATTGGTATGAAATATGACCGTGAGGACAGGGACAGCCGGAAGGCGTGGATGAAAAGCCACCGGGAAGCATATCCGCTCAATTGGAAAGAGTCTGACCTGCGCCGCAAGTTCAACATTGGCATGGCGGAATACGGTGATATGCTGGTCGCCCAAGGCGGGGTATGCGCTATTTGCGGTGAGAAGGAAACTGAACACCGGAATGGCGAGCGGAAGATGCTGGCGGTCGATCATGACCACGATACCGGCGCGATCCGGGGACTCCTTTGTACTGCCTGCAATCAGGGAATTGGCAAGCTGAAAGACAGCCCGGCCATCCTCCAGAAGGCTATCCATTACCTTGCAAAGCATGGGAAAGTAGTGGATAATGAGGCAATCCCGCAAGGGACCCCGGACACAATAGCTGATCAGACAGACCGGGCTGACGCTGTGCAGACTGATCAGTTAAACCTCGCACAGGAGGGTACACAATGAGTACTACAACCTTCACTGGGCCTATCAGGGCCGGTGATGTTCTCAACACCACGGGTTCTTCCGTAGGCTCCCTTGCCAATGTCGGCTATGTCGTTATGGCGCAGTCGGCTACGGTCAATCAGGCTACGAATGTCAGTTCTGCTGGCGTTTACAAGACGGATGTGGTGATCCCGGCGAACAGCCAGATTCTCGACATCACGATCCTCAAGACTACGGCTTGGGACGGCGTTGCTCAGACGATCAACGTCGGCACGTCTGCGACTGCTACTGAGTTGGCGGTTGCGGCTGACAATGATCTCAGCACGACGCTTGGTTTGAAGTCGATTATCCCCGGCGATGACGCTACGCGCGTTGGCAACTGGAAAGATGTCGGCGCAAACGATGTTCAGATTTATACCAAATCCACGAACACGGGCGGTGGCGTTGGCATTATCACTGTTCGCTACATCCAAGCCAACAATCTGACGGCCTAATAGGAGGCATTCATGAAGGGTAAAGTTGTTGAAAGCCCCGCCAAGGGTGAAATCGCCAAGGATGAAGCCCCGCGTTCGATCTACGCTGGCGCTGGCTCTGAGGTTGTGAAGAGCGCGATGAAGAAGAAGCGTGGCGGCTCGGTCAAGAAGGCCAAGCATGTCGCTGCTCATGGCGAGATGGCGAAGCATCGCCTCGACCGCCCGGCCCGCAAAGCTGGTGGCCGTGTCGGCTCTGATATGAAGCCACTTTCGTCCGCTGCCAACGTCAAAACTCCGGCGGGTCGCGACGTTGACTCGGAGTATGACTGACGTAGCCCATCGGGCATCCGGCGGTCCTACCAAGTGGATTCAGGGCGCAATCAAGCATCCCGGGGCACTGCATCGGGCGCTTCATGTCCCTGAAGGGGAGAAAATCCCCGCGAAGAAGCTGACTAAGGCGGCTCACAGCGAGAATCCAACCCTTGCCAAGCGCGCAAGGCTGGCTCAAACGCTCAGCAAGCTGCATAAGTGAAAAGAGGGGGGATTTTTCCCCCCTTTTACCCTTTGGGAGGCGGATATGTCTGGCGCTTGGTCTCGGAAGGAAGGGAAGTCGGAACTCGGCGGATTGAACGAGCGCGGAAGAGCCTCTTTGAGGGCTGAAGGCCATAACATTAAGCGCCCGGTGACGGCTGAAGAGGCTAAACGGAGCCCTGAAGCTGCTCAAAGGCGGGAGAATTTTAGAACTAGGATGTGTGGCATGAAAGAAAAGCTCACATCCGCCAAAACGGCGCATGATCCCAACAGCCGCATCAATCTTGCCCTCAAGAGGTGGGATGTAAAATGCTGAAGAAGCCGTTCTGGGACAAGGAAGCCCCGAAAGATTCACACAAGCGGCATATGAGCCGGGAACAAGTGCGTCAAGCCAAAGCAAACGCTCGCGCTGCTGGAAGGCCTTGGCCAAATCTGGTAGATTCCGTGACGGCGATGCGCGCAGGCAAAAAGGAAAAGTAAGATGCAGGCAAGAACAGTCAGCGTCGGTCCCGTTACAGCGGCTGTGACGAACCAAGTGGCGGCATCGCAGACCCCCTATGCAGGCCAGATTGTCCTGAATGGCGCGGGTGCGACCTATTCCATCAACAACATTGCGACGGCTCAGGACCCTGCTGGGGCTGGGAACCTGACGCTGGTGTCTTCGCCCGTGTCATTTTCGTCTCCCCGCTATGTTTATGTGACGAGCGCGGCGGATGATACGGCTTTCACC